TTTAAGGACAGCGAGAAGACCGCTAAGAAAAAGAAGTCAATGATGAACAGGACTGCCTAACATGGCCGCGTCACCAGAAAGAACCGGCAGCAGTGGGCGGCGAGCCGCCTTCCTGCAACGCATGGGCAAGATGCCTGGGCCGACAAAGAAGAAGGACGGCACGGACACGCCGCTTCTCAAATCCTTAAAGGCTTGGGGTGCATCATCAAAGAGCGAGGCTGTCGCCAAAGGCAAGCGGATCTCAATGATGAATAAAAAAAGAGACAGCGCATAAAAAGCTTGAAGCAATTTGATGCGCTGTTATAAATATCTAGTGGGTGGCTTTCCACTAACATACAACCATTCGATGCCACGGGGCTTGGTCGGTTTGTTGTTGGTCGCGCTCTACCAAATGCGTCACATTTTTTACAGCGGCCACTCACACGATCACCTAAAATACAATGGCAACCAAAGTCATAAGACCCGCGCCAGATAAGAAGCCCACAATGACGCCGATCAGGCCGGCAATGTGAACCTCGTGTTCTGTAAATTTACTTTTCATTCGTCATCATCTCCCCTGCCAATGCCGCATATCCCGCGATGTCTATCCATGTATCATCTTTACTTGGAGACATAAGAGTTCGCTGCACCTTGCTCAGTACAAACATATTGGCAGCATCCATAGGGCTAACAGCCACATCAAGATAGGCTGTCCACAGCCGAGCAATCCGCTTGAACGATTCATCCGCCGGCCCATAATCGTCCGCCCTTTCGGTGCTGATTATGCGCGCGGCCTCTTTCAGTATTTCATCTCTTGTCATTATATATTCCTAACCTTTGGGGATGTCGTAATGGCGACACCAGTAACGGACACTGCCCTCAGATATTTTCAATTCATTTGCGATTGCATCCACTGTAAGCCCATCTTTGCGCATTTGTTTTATCACAACCAACCGCTCTGGATCTCGCACCCGCCTTCTTTTTATTTTCTTTTTCGGGTTTTCATTCCAATCCGTTTTATGCCGCGCTTGGGTAGTAAGGGTTTGCTGAGTAAACTTATTCTTTTGGATGTAACCCCAGGCTTTGCGGTGGGCTTCCCGCTCCCTTTTTGCCAGCTCCATCCATGCCGTTGCACCGCTCCTAGTTGGGATAGCCTTAGCCTTCATGTCGGCTATATTTATTTCAACGTCTACTACTTTGACCATTATATATTGTATCCTTTTTGTCTGAGGTCAGATGTAAATTGTTTCAGATCGCGCTGGGCAATGAAAAGCTCATTGGCAATGCTCGGCCTTGCGTCCTGCCGATACCGCTCGTCCTGCAAGCGATCCACTTGAGTGCGCAGGTATTGCAGTATGGCCTGCTCGGCAGGAGATAGTTCGCTCACCACCAGCCCCATACAACGCCTGAGATCCATACGTTTGCAGCGACAAACGCGCTAATAATAATTACATAATCTTCCCAATCAGCTTTCATGTGTCATCTCCTTTAGTAACTGTTCAAAGTTTTGACGGGACGCAATTGCGTTTTGCAGCATGGCTGCTTCCATTCCTATGTCGGCGCTGGCTGATGATGATCGGACACCTTCCCCATAGTATTTTTTCAGTTCGTCAATGACCTTTAATTTATTGTCAATGAAGCTGGTCTCTTTGGCAATTGCGGATTTGATTTCGTTGATTGTCATAAGCGTGTCCCCAATTGGTTATCTCTGGCTGCTTCATAAAAATCTCTAAAGTGAGATCTTTCTTCGTCTGTATATATAAGGCACTGCCAAATATAATTTATGTCAAACCCTATGCTTTCATCACGATTGTAAAAGACATTATCTGTGTCATCAGAGGCAACGTGATCTAGGCAGACTGTCTTAGCTGCCTTTCCTAATGGGACATATACATAACGTCCGACTAAATCCTTCAGCATGATTTCGCCTTTTGGTGACGCATCAAACCTAATTTTATCTGATAGTTTATATTTCATGGTATATTCTTTTCTAAGTGATAGGGGGGAGCCGCAGCTCCACCCGTGTTTATTATTTAAAATATCCGAGCTGGATCAGGTGATTTAGTTGCGCATGGCCCTTACTGGCTCCGCTGAAGCACTTTTCGCAAAGCATAACATCGGGTGCGATCTTAGCCATTGATACCGTCGATGGGCTTGTTCGCATATTCTGGTTACAATCAGCAACGCCTCCAACAAAACCCAAATGATACTTACCTGTGCTGCTACGTTTGATTTGCAATTCCAAAACCATGTCTTTGTCTCCCTTGTTTCTATCTATACATTACATATAGAATCTTGCTAGCAGATTTGCAATACCTTTGCTAGCAAAAAATTGCACTTGATTAAAATAATTGCTAGCACTATGTATGGAGAACGACTAGCAACCCTGGGGGAAAGATGAAACAAAAGAAAGAGCAGTGGAACCACCGCATCAAGTGTGAGCTTGCTGACGGCATGCGCGTTCTGCAAACCAATCGGGCAAAGATGGATGGGCAAGACCCAACCCTGCGCGATCTTACAGAAGAAGCAATCTTCTTCTTTCTTAACTTTAACGGCATCAAGATCCGAGATCAGGTATGACAGTGTTTGTCGGCATAGACCCAGGCTTCACTGGTGCGATTGCATTCTACTGGCCCGACAGCAACCGCGTCGAGGTGCATGACATGCCGGTTTACAAAAACATCAAAGGCAAGACAGAGCTGAACCTGTATGAGCTGCACGAAATACTTAAACCAGAAGGTGACGAACCGCATCATGTTATCTTGGAGCAGGTTGCCGCCATGAGAGGTCAAGGTGTCAGCAGCATGTTTAGATTCGGCCAGTCCTACGGCGCCACGCAGATGGCTGTCGCAGCGCACAAGCTGCCAATGTCATTGGTAACGCCGTCCAAGTGGAAGTCATACCTTGGACTAAACAAAGACAAAGGCCTCAGCCGATCACTTGCAAGCCAGAGATGGCCTGCACAGGCTGACCTGTTTAAACGTGTCAGGGATGATGGCAGAAGTGAGGCTTGTCTCTTGGCCCTATATGGAAAGCTAACAGCATGAACGGTTTTGAAAAGCACGGCATCAAGCACCTGTCAGCATCATCAATCAACCTCTGGACTAACGCGCCAGACGTTTGGGTTGCGTCATACCTATTCAAAAAGCGCACACCTATGGGCGCCGCTGCAATGCGTGGCATCTGCACAGAGGATGCTGTTGCCAACACACTGACCGGCAAGATGCACAAAGCCGGCGCATTGGATCAGGCGTTGGAAAAGTTTGACAGCATGTTCTTCATGGCCGACGAAAAGATCACCAAAGAGCGCGCCATGATTGAGCCGTGCATGGAGCTAACACTCCAAGAGCTTGAGCATTACGGCAAGCCTGAGTTCCCTGAAGAGGGGCAGATCAAGGTCAGCATTACAGCTAAGACAGATGACTTCGAGATCCCTGTGATCGGCTACCTTGATTTCGTATTCCCCGATCATGGCGTGGTCATTGATCTCAAAACAACAGGCCGCATCCCAAGCAAGATGTCGCCAGAGCATCAACTGCAACGCGCGATCTATCAAAAGGCCAGAGGCAACCAAGTGGTCAAGTTTCTTTATGTGTCATCAAAGAAAACAAACATGCTGGAAGACGGCGATCCAACAGAGATCCTTGGGCTTGCCAAGAAGCAGATCGCTCGGCTTGAAAAGTTCCTGCGCGCAGGCAGCGCGGAAGATATTAGAGAGGTCATACCCGTCAACCCTAACTCGTTCTACTGGAACGGGGCAGAAGATCTGCGGGAAGAAATGTATGGCATCTAATCCCAGCGCAGGGTTACGCGCACAACAACTCCAACAATCAAACAACGTAAAGGATACAAAATGTTTGAAATAGATCTAGGGGCGTCAGGCTCCGACATTAACACATTCCTGCAATGGTCAGCCCGTGGCACACAGGACGGCGCCGTCCGAGCCAAGCAGTTCTATACCCGCGATGGTGCGGCAAAGGATGAGTTTGAAGCTGCGCAAACAAACGGTTTTGTCATTGACTTGGACACGCTAAAGACAGGCTGGCAGAAGTCAGACGGCATGATCGGCGTAGCGCCCGAGTGGAAATGGAACCCGACAGTCAATCAAATGATGGGCAAGCCTGGAGATGACTACAAGAAAGGCTTCTCGGTCAAGTGTGCTATCGGTGGCGGCAAGGTCGCCATGTGGGAGCAAGCAGGCGCCGGCGTATGGGCTGCCCTGACAGACCTTGCTCCAAAACTAAGCCAAGGCACAAACGGCCAGATGCCACTCATCAAAGTTGTCGAGGCCAAGGAGATCAAGTTCACTAAAGGCTCCACATGCTACCCGATCTTCGAAATCGTAAAGTGGGTAGACAAGCCTGACTGTCTCAAAGAAGGTGTCGCCGCAGGAATAGCAGTCGAAGAAACTGCACCCGCACCGGCACCAGCTCCTGCACCAGCTCCTGCACCAGCCCCGGCTGACGCAGAGTTTTAAATGAAAAAAGCCCAGCGGTCATAGCCGCTGGGCAGTTCAGGGGAGGAAGTAATGAAAATGGAAGTGGAAGAACAAATGGAAATGGCTCCCAAAACCGAAATCATTAAG